TGTAATTGTTCGCCCTGCGCCGGCTCCGCCCTGATCGTATGCATCATCCAGGGCATTGTCCCCAGTGCCGGCAGAAAGGGTCGTGACCGTGCCGGAATCGTTTTTGAAGCACAGGGCATCGGAATTAACATACACCTCTCCGTATCCGGAGGGGGGCGTAGATGGGGCGGCCCCCTCATCTTTCAGCCGTAAGCCAAATAGGATCTGTTGGGGGGTTCGCGACCAGCAAACAGAAACAGCCAACATGAAAGACAAAAGACAAATCCAGTGAAGAATTCCCAATTTTTTGATTAGTTTCATTCAGCCGTCTCCTATTCGTCTACCGGTGCGGTGGTTCCATCGAGATTCTGAACGACAAATACATAATCACGAGCTCCAATTTCGCAGTCCCAAGCGATACGAAATTGAGCGGCGATACGGGCATTCAAAAACGCCTGCGTATCCATCCCTAGTGAAACATACTCAAATCGGAGTTTCCATTTCCTGATGAATTGCCGCCGGAATGCGCCGTAGTACCAGGCGGATGTGGACAGATTGTCAACCACGGGAGAAGATAAAACACGCTCCATCGGAATACCAAACCGCCCGCCAGGTCCCCAGTTCGATTTTTCGTTGACAACGCCTGGAACGTATTCGCTATTGAGGATTTTGGAGAGTGTGCCGATTTTGGCGTCAGGGACAAGGATCTGGCTTTCGGATCGATTTGATCCGATCCGATCCCCGTTATCGTCGCGGAACGTATTCAAGCGGGTTCTGGCCGCTTCCAAATTGGTTTCGTCCGAGAGTCCGTTATTAGTCACCCGGTTTCCACTCGGAGCTCTTGTGCCGGGAGTGTTGGCAGAGGCGCTGTATAGCGCTGTGCCAACTCCATTCGGACGGTAGGCGTAAGGTTCGGCCGGGGACGACCCGGAACCATTGTGATCGGTTACGCGTGAGAGAGTTTGTTTTTCGATTCGTAGTGCAACCAAATCGGTCAAATCATTGACTCTCAGAGCAAAGTTACCCAGCTCATTTTCACTGATAACGTCCGCGCTCATAGTGAGCCGGCGACCATTTAGCAAGTGCCGAATTTCAATTTTCTCTTCGCTTGCGCCGATCTCAGGGAAATTTTCGCCTTCTTTGACCTCGTCCTTCTGAGAATCAAGCGTGGAAATTCCGACGATGGTCGACACTTTTTTATTGTCGTCCATCTCGGTAACGAGTTCTTGGCCAATCGTAGGAATCATCGCGTATCGTGCATTTATAGCCGCGATTACCAGCGTTCCGGTAATGATCGGGAACGCACTTGTGGTGATCGTTCGCACCTGCCCGGAAATATCGGGCAGTTGAACATCGATGCGCTCGTATGCCGTAGCCCTCCACAGACTGTTTATATCCCGGATACCCTCAAGGGTAATATCTCCGCTATTGGCCCCGGCCTCGAATTTTCTCATGAAGTTTTCCGGTTCATTGCGCAAAAGGCTTTGGATATCTCCCATGCGCATCCTCTGCGTAGCCATCAGAGGCGACCGAAATAGGGGTTTTTTGGTTTGCACACTCATTTTTTTATTTTCTCCTCAAGTAGGGTTATTTTACCAAAATTAAAGTTCTGGGGAAATCAAATCCTAGCTGCCGTCGGTCCAGGTGCCGGAGATTGGAAAATGACACCATCCGTCGGCATCTTCAGAGATGAGCCGGACAGCATCTCCGGCAGCGCCTGCACTAGTCAATTTGTCGCCGTCGTCGAGCTGTGCTCCATAGAGTCTGATTTTGTCGGAGGCATTCGGATCGACGTTGACAGCGTTTGCTCCTGTAGACATGACGATAATATCCATACCCGGTTTGACGGCGGGTAGGGTGACGGTTTTGGCTGCGGTAACGAAAATGAGAGAGTAATAGCAATCGGTCTCTTTGAGCGTGATATCATCTGCCGAGGAGATGATTTTTCGCCCGCGTCTCACAAGCAGACTTCGTTTTAGACCCCAATAGGAATTCAGGGGATTAAACGTCACGAACCCATAGGATTGATACCTAATTGAGGTAGAATCCTGCTCCGGATAGTGAGAGCCGGATACATTGAACGCGACAGGATAGGCCCCGGCGCTGTAAGTTAGCTGCTGGGAATTCGAGGCGGTCAGGGTGAAAGTGTCGCCAATTTCAAGTTGTCTGCTGGCGTCAATCGAGAATTCAAAAACGTCGTACGGAGAGAGGGAATAAAACTCGATATACCTGGAAACAGTATATTCACCCAGAGAGGCGGCTTTTTGCTCTTCTTTTGCGATGGCGAGCATGTACCGGCTATCGGCTACGGCAGAAACCGGAATCCAGTATCCGGAGGTTTTGTCAAAAGCGCAAATCTCCCCTATCTTGATTGTCTGGGTAGACCCGGCCTGAACCAATCCCCGAAAAGTATCCGGCTTTTGATCCAGCATGTTATATCTGAAAGGATCTTTGTTTACGGCCATTATTATCTCCTTATATTCCGGCTTCGGAGTTGAAGGCGCGGAAAAAATCTTTATCTTCGGGCACCTGGGTAAAAGAGGTGCGGGTTTGATTTCCTACCGGGGCCTGCTGCCTGTCGGGATTGAGCGGATCTTGCGCTCCGCCGGTGTCGCGGGCGTCCGGTTTGCCGAGGGCGGCATCAATGATGAAACGCGAGATTTCCTGCTCGGTTTTCCCGCTAAAAATCATTTGTGAAACGCGACTCTGGCACTCCATCGACACCGCCGATGCCCTGTTGCACAGCTCCTGCGCTGCTGGTACGTCCATGCGCATAGTCGGCCTTTGCTCTTCCGTGATGAGATTGCGGATTTCAGGCAGAGCGGCTTTAACACCCTCTTTCACGGCCTCCGGGAGCGCCGACCTGATTTCCTCTCTGATCAATCTTTGTACTTCTTTTTCATCCATTTCTTTTTGTACCTCCCGTTTGGGGTTGTTGATATTTATCCCAGAGGCCTCAAGAGACCTCGCGAACAATTCCCGGCCTAGTCCGACAGAGGAATCAGCCGGAATTGGCGTTGATGATATTTCAATAGGCTCCCACTTGGTGCCGATGACGATAATTTCTTTAGCATTTCCTTTGACTGTCCGGGTTGCAAGCTGATATTCTTCGCCGTCGGCAAGCTTTTTCCATTGCGTCACCCGATAGCCGACCGAAACGCCTTTTAGGCTGCCGGATTCGGTGCGGGCAAAAGCAAGATTTCCCTCGTCGGTGTCGTCATAGCCGACCTCGGCAGAGCCCCGGCCCTCTGATATTTGAGCTCCATGGATCGGCCCGACGATCCTGTTCGGGTCATGGTTGAATAGGTGTGCTCCGAGAGTTTTGAGCCTCCGCAGGTCAACGGCTTTTGCGGAATGGTCCAGAATCTCGATCACTTCCCAGCGCTTTATGCCCGCCTCAGAGGAGAATGAAACAGAGGCCCGACGTTTCTCTTTGTCGAGCCACTCCGACCTGAATTCGATTTCACGATACAAAACTTGATCAGGCATCTTTGCCGCCTTTCACGATTTTGAGTTTGTTTTTTGGTTCTTCCTTGCCGTCTTTTCCCTGCTCCCGGTCCCCTGCGCTTTGTGCTGGAGGAGCTTCGGCCTTGGCTTTCCCAAGGGCGCCCGGCATTTCAATGCCGTACTGCTCTTCAAGGTCTTTTATTTTTCTGAGAGCGCGAGCGGTCGCCTCCGCGTTCGCGTCAAAATCTTTTGATTTTCCTGCGGCCGTGTCGTATGGGTTAGTGATAAACAGAGATAATTCTTTTTCAGTCGCGGCTATTTCGTTTCGTGGGTCTACCCATTCGCGTTTCGGCGGTATCCAATCAGAAGCAAGGTAATCTTCTTTTCGATCAAGGAAGCCGGGCGCTGGCAGGACGCCCAGAGCCACCATCCGAGAGAGAATATTTTCCCAGACCGGCTCACACAGAACGTCGATCAGGTAGGCTTGTTCCAGGATCACGGGAACATAGAATTGAAGAAAAATTGTCCTTGCATTGCTGTAGTTGATGTTATGCCAGTCCTGCAACATGAATTCGAGGGGCATATCAAGTGCGTTGGCAGGATCTCGGGAGAAAGATTTGATGATTTCGTCAAACTTCTCGTTCGGCCTCTCCGGAGCCCGGATCTTCACGTCCTGCCCAGCTTGCATGTAATACCATTTGTTTGCGTCAAATCCGTGGTAGCGTTGGGTGTTATTTTCTCCACCGCCTCCGCCGTCTCTGACTACCGATCCGTCGGTATGACCCTGCTGAAATTGCATCGGGTTTGGCGTAGTGACGATACCGACCATGCATGCATCTTCCAGCGCTGCAAACATTTCAGCCTCAGCATAGCGGAATGCGGTTTGCAGGCCCTTCAGAGCTGCGGTGAACGACGGCAGGCCCCTTGTCTGTTCAGGTCTGATTAGACGGGCCAAATGGAAAATTTTCCGTGTGCCGTTCTCGTTGAAAACCGGCACTTCTTCGTAATCGTCCGGTTTGGCGCCAATAAATGACGTCTGGTAGTCGCCCGGATGACGCTTGAGGATATAATAGGATGAGGGGGCTCCCTCATCGTCAAACCTGATCCCGTTTCGAACCGAGGGATCGGCGATGAGAGAGAAGGGAGTCTGAAGACGATCAATTTCCAGCAATTCCAGACAATACGGAATCAGTCGATTCCGCTTTTTTGAATTTCTGCCGATCAGTAAAACTTCCCCGTCTCGTTTTTTTGCCGCACAGGCCAACCATTGAAGACGATAAAAACTGTGGATCAGGCATTTGTCCGCTTGTTTGTTCCAAGTGCCGAATTTCCGCTCAGAGAGAAAATTGAACATATCGGCCTGGTCCCGGGTAATCCTCTGAACATCAAGCCGAAGGCCTTTTCGGTCCGGCTCTAACCTACTTTGAAATTTTAGCCCGCTTCCGACAACATGATTTGCCCATCGCTGAATAGGCCCGGCAAAATGGCCGTTATTAAGTTCCTGCTGCCTGATGTGCCGGCGCAGGGTTTCAAGCGATCCGCTCGCCGCGCTATCGGCATTCGATGAGTCGGTCAAGAAATCTCTTCGGTTTCGGCTCCCGGACAGGGCCTCGATTGATCGTTGATATGACTCGCCTTCGGCTTGCCTCCTGCTGTCTGTGTCCTGGTACGTTTCACGGAGGATTTTATCCCTGTGCCGAAAAACATTTCTCTCCATCGCCATCTTTGGAGAGAAAACCCGGACCATATTGTCAAACCACTCCGAGAGACCGTACAATAAAGGCATTAGCGATACCTCCCGAAATTGCCATACGAGATAATGCACCCGCCGTCCTGGTCCATGGCTTCAAATTCGTAAGTCATTTTGTAAAGTTTTTTGAGTTCATCTACAGACCTGTATTGATGAGTTTTGCCGTTGATCGTGTATGATCCGGTACAAGGCGAGCCCTCAACGTAGGTCATGAGCGCCTCTTTGATTGCGTCTCTCATGTCCGCCCAGGATGTAAAAGCCATTGCAATTACTCCTTTTTAGAGGGTTAAAATTTTGTGCCTACGGAAAGAATGTAGCTATGTTGTGTTTTGTGTTCTCCGGGAAGGGGATCGTTTTTAAACGAGGGGAGCCAGTTCAACGAAATGGACACGTTTTCATTTAGTGCGGCAGAAAACGAGTTTTTGCTTTTGATATCCCAATCATTTAAATAATTAAGATTTATGTTTGTTTCAGGGCTTAGGGCAAATTTCAGCCTTGTTTTCCTGATTGGAATAACTATAAACCCTGTGGTCTTGCTGAGTATGCAGCGATCCATGAGATCGGTATATGTAGCGCGTAAATATAAGCCGGTTTGTACCCCGGCCCGGCTATTCTTGCTGCCAACCCCTGCACCGACAGACGTTTGATCATAGTTAGCTGCCAGATCTCGATATCTTCCGTATACCCCGGATAGAAATACGTACCACTCCGTAAAAAACCCGTTGTAAATATTGGCCTGGATCGATGATTCCGAGGCCAACCTTGACAGCCTGTCTTGTGACTGTGTTTTGGTTAAAATGTGCGATATGGATACCTCAAGATCATCATCCCTTGTAGCAGATTTGAAATCTGCGTAAATATCCTCTTGACTTGATGCCGTGCTATAACTTGCGCCCAGCTCCATGCTTCCGGAAGTCTCTGCCGAAGCACTTCTTGAAATAAGCGGAATTAGTATGAGCAAAAGGATTAACTTTTTCATTGCAGCCTCCCAAGGTGCCTAGGCCTACCGAATTGATACCCGCAACTCATGCACTCTACGTAATGGATTTCGAGGTCATGCGAGCGTGTTTTTGTTTTGGTTTGAGACGATTGACATTTAGGGCAATAACTTGATTCAAAATAAGGCAACTCGTTACTTTTTTTGAGCATCCTATCTTGATAAGTTACTGTTTTTTCCTGTACTTGTTTTTTAGACATAAAAATATAATTTTCCTACATTAAAGTTCTGGAAAAAAATATAGTTTTTCGTATATACTGTACCAGGTATTGAGTGGGTATATTTGATTGACACATATTAGACACATGATTGACAATTTATAGCTCAAGGCCGGGCGCGGCAAGGCGAGGCAAACATTAAGAAAGGCACCCACACATGGACCAGGATCAATTTGACAAAATAAAAGCCCTGATGAAAATTTTTACTGCAGGGGAGGCAACCCCCGTAATCGGTGATCTCAGTCGGTACGCTAAATGCGGATCTTGTCTGATGGCATGCCGAAACGGAGATATCGCTGTCATTAAAGATAAATTCTCGCCTAGGGTAAAATTGCGTTCAATCCTTCTGATGCGGGGGGTAACTCAGCGTCAGCTTGCGGATAGGATCGATATCCCCGAGAGGTATATCTGTAATTGGGGAACTGGAAGGGGAAATCTCACTTCTGAAGAGAAGGAGAGGGTTGCCGATTTCCTCGGCGTGAAAGTCGAGGATTTTGATGAATAATCTCATCGTTTCCTGCTCGGGTGGAAAAGACTCCATGGAGGACCGTATGGGGCGCACCCACGATGAATGCCATTACGAGGTAATTAATCAATGAAAGGCACAAAAAAATGAGTTGTTGGAATAAAGAAGAGCTTGAAAATATGCTCGAAGATGTTATTAACGAGCTAGATTTATCAGCGGCAATGGTTGAAAAACATGGCCAGTCTGGTACATCTCCCGCAAAATTAGTACGAGAAGTTTTAACGCAAAAAAATTTGCAAATCAAAGCATTAAAGCAAGGATTTAAACAAATCTCGTAATGAATTTAATACGAAAATCGGGAAAAATACCCGAAGAAGATTGTATAAATTAATCTGGATCGGTGTCTAATGAAAATAGATAACACTACAGGAAATTGGTTGCTACGGTTTGGACTTTTAGTTGGGTGCATTTTAACTGCATTTATACCTAAAAATGGAGCTGAAATAAGCAGTGGTTTTGCTTTTGCCCTTATCGCATCATTTTTTTTATTAAATTGAAAGAACAAATCAGCAAAAATCCCCGAAGGGAAAGAGGGGATTTATCAGGAAGCCGGGCGAGCCAGCTGGGGAGCTTTCGTCCCGGCCTCCTGATTTAATCAAGAAAAATAAGGGAAAACGCATGGATTCAGCTAGCAGTCAAGTAACCTATAATATTTTGACCCGATTTACCACCGGACGATATGGTGCCGGTTTCTAAGCTAAATGGTTTCACACACCTACAAATACCTAAATAATGCTCTATCATCCATCGGACCGCCACCAGGTCTACCCATGTCGGAGTGGTGCGAAAAGCACATCAACCTACCAGAAAAAGTTTGCTCTGAACACGGACCTCTGCGTTTAGAACGCACACCCTACGTCAGAGGGGTCATGCGACTTTGGGAGTCCCCATATATTGAAGAAATCGACTTGATATGGGGCAGACAAACCGGCAAATCCACGACAATCTACGTGTGCTATATCCACGATTTGGCACAGAACCCCAAACCGGCGCTTTTCCTCTATCCGGACCAGTCCCTTGGGAGGTACACGAGCCAAAATCGTATACAAACTCATATAGATTGCTGCCCGCCGGCGGCAGACAAAAAGACCCCAAACAAAGACGACTACTCCACATTTGAGATGAAATTTGTTGACTCGGTCCTCTCTATAGGGTGGGCCGGGTCTGGCAGTCAAATCATGAGCCGCCCTGTGGGAATACTGCTCATCGATGAGGTGGACGAGTTCAAGGCTTCCGTTGGTAAGGGAGAAAGCGATCCGGTTCTGTCTGCAATCGAAACCACTACATCTTTCGCAAACCGAAAAATCGTCATCACCTCTACCCCCAGCACAAAAGAAAATCATATATGGATTCGTGTCTCCGGAGCCCAATATATTTTTGAATATTGGGTACCCTGCCCCCACTGTGGAGGGTATCAGATATTAGTATGGTCTCAAATTAAGTGGCCGGAGGACGTGAGAGATCCGGAAGTCATCGCGACGTCAACCTGGTACGAATGCATCCATTGTACCGGGAAAATCCTGGACACACACAGAATATCTATTGAGCAGAATGGAGAATGGAGAGCGAGAAAGTCAAAAAAAGCGGCCGAAGAAATACTGAGAGACGAGCCGGTTAAAATCGAGGATACCGTTTCTCTCGATGAAATCATTGATGGACAAGAGGTCAAAAAAGTAGCCTTACACCTGCCGCAATGGTACTCTCTCTTTAGCAATGTGACATTTGGCGGGATAGCTGCGGATTTCTTGAAATCTCAGGGCGATTTCAAGAAGCTCCAAGACTGGACAAAATTTAAACGGGCTTTGCCGTACGTTCAGAAAATCGAAACCAAGAAATATCATGAATTGTTGAAAAACAAAATCAACCTCGCTCCAGGCATTTGCCCTGCCGACACCATTGCCCTCACATTGACCGCCGACCCGTCCGGGCATAGTTTCTACTATGTCGTTTTGGCTTGGCAGCAAAACGGGAATCGTCATATTGTTGAATACGGGATCATCCCGTCCTGGATGGACCTAACGACCAAATCTTTCGACAACATCTATGACGTCCAAGGCTCCCCCGGCTACCGCCTGCGGCCATGGCGGATCGGAGTTGATACCGGCGGGTCTAAATATGAGGACTCGGACATCACGATGACAACAGAATGTTATTATTGGCTGCGCAATAATAACAGAGGCAATACCTTCGGCGTCAAGGGCGATCTCCAGATCAGGGGCGGAGCTCGGATGAAATTTTCTCTCATTGATCGGATGCCTGGCAAGGGGGGGCATCCGATCCCCGGCGGCCTGGCTATGTGGCGAATCAATACCGACACGTTCAAGGATGCTCTTCAATTTCACATCGGGCTAAATGATGAGGAAACCGGACGTCTCACGTTTCACGCGGACACGAGAGAGGATCTCATCTCCCATCTCGTATCTGAGGAAAAGCGCAGGAATAAAGACGGGTCGATGTCATGGTCCCCGGTCAAAAAGGGCCGTCCAAATCATTGGCTTGACTGCATAGTATACGGGCACGCCCTCGCGGATCAGGAATGCATGGGAGGAGTGAGGCTTTTGAGATCCCCATGGGAAAGCGATCCGTCGGCAGAGTTTGAGGAGAGGGGCGGCGGATGGCTTGACGGGATTGACCGGCTTAGGTAGAGCGTTAAGCGTCTTGAGCCAACCGTT